ATGATAACAATAAACTACACACTACCAATTTACATACGTCAAGCACCCGAAGATTACGAAAATGAAATTACTGGCGAATGCTACATTATCAATAGCGACGACGATCACAATTATGTATTCTATCAAACAGCAAAAACGCTATACGATATCGCCGATTTTGTGATGCTACATGACGCTGTTGAGTATTGTAAGTTGAAGATTGATAGTGTGTTTTGATTTTATTGTGGCTTTTCTGGCCAACTAATTTTTGGCGCAGCATCAACATCAATACGATTTAATAATGCACGATATTTTTTCCATGACGAATACAGTGCTTTTTCTTCGTCTGTTGCAATATCAGTATCAATTGCATCTTGCAGATAGTCGATCTGTGTTGTAGCTTCGCTTAATAGCTGTTTTTTCTGTGCTATTGCAACATTTACATCGTACTGATGCTGTTTATTTTCATCTAACACCCATTTTTCGCCATTCCACACGTCAAACTCAGAATCTGGTTTTAATAGCGTGTAATCATTCGGAATATCGCCGATTTCTGTTACTGTTGATTCTACACCTGTTTCAGTTGAATAGATTTTCTTGCCCCGATGATCTGCTGGGTATACCCATTTGTCGCCATCCCTGATGATCGCGTGCTCGTCATCAACTGGATTTGGCGCATCTAAACAAACATGATCGGGTAAACCGATACCCACGGCAACATATTCGTATGTTGCGTTGATAAATTCACCTGTTTTCAGATCTGTGTTATAAATTAATGCCCAGCCCTCAGTTGTTACAAAACCGTCTTTGTCAAACTGTGCTATTTTTGGTGTTAATTGATATTTCATTAAAATTTCCTCCTATTCTGCTTTAACTATGTACAAAAACGCCAGACTTCTAACTCGATTCTCATGAGCTATCGGAACTATATTTGACGCATCAAATACAACGCCGCCGACACTGCCTCTATCAATGCTTGTAGGGGTGTGACCTGCGTGCTTTTCAAAATATTTAAATGCGCCAGTAGCTATTGGTTCTGATGCAAACGTCTCGGAAATTGGTGATATTTCACCCCAAATATTTCTAATTGCGTCACCTTGCCAGCTTAAAATCTCACGACCTGGGTCAACTCCCCGCCCGTCATCCCATCCACGGACTGTCTCTCCCCGCATTTCTGGCAAATAACCTGAGGGGTACGCGCGCGCTAGCTTTGGATATTTATTTTTATCAAATTTCCATCCGTTGCATTTTAACCAGCCAGCCGGTGGTGTTGTTGTTGGCCAAGGTTGTGGTATTCCAACCGGCAGATAATCATTGATATTCGCTGTCGTGATTGCTTCGTGCCATTTTTGCTTACCTTCTTTTGTGTCACAACGATAATAAATTCGCGGCTCTTTTGAGTTAACAACTGATAGCTGTTCAATTTTCCATGTGGGCGTAGTGCTTGGATATGCTAATAATGTCGCAGCGCTATTACCTGACAGCTGCAAATCTGAAAAATCCGTCGTTCTACATTGATAAAATCCCCCAACAAGATGATCATCAAAATTATTAGCAATAGCACCGACGGATGAGCCGATGCCGTAATCGCCTGCTTTTAACACTGATTTATTATTAATTGTTACATCATCAACACCTAGAAAACACCATTGTTTTTTATCTGTTATATATGCTAATTTTGTTGACCATTTTTTTATTTGCTCGTCGTAAAAAATAAATGACAGACTATTACTCAGCGTACGCAATACAAATTCGTTATTACTATCAGCATATTTGAATTTAATACCCGCAGAATCACCGGACATACGCAACTGCCCAGTCATTTCATCTCCCGATTTTTTCACTGCACCTGATGCTAAATCGTATGCAGATTTCACTGCTTTTGGTGTCGCAGCTTCTGTTTCTGATGTGCTATCAGTTGATGAGTTGAGCTTTACGCTACCTTTGCTGACAAATTCTTTAATTGCTGTGGCGAGTTGGTCATGCTTTGATTTATCAAGTTTAATGCCTGCTGATTCAATCGCATTAGCAATTTCTTCCTGAATGGCATCACAATATAGATAGTCTAATTGCGTTGCTGGTGTGCCTGTTTGAGGGTTGCCTCTTGTAAAACCATTTTTACCTTGCCCGAATTTATCTCTTTGGGCAGTAGATGTGTCAATTCTATGCATTGATTGCTCCGTATTTAAAAATTACATAGGTATGTGATGGGCATAATTTTTCAATTATGCATTCAATTTGTTTATCCCCCCACGCTCTCAAATGCGAATCGCACCCGTCGTTACAGGTCATTTCTGTTATTTGATAATCGTGAGGTATGTTTACAATCCAGTAAAAACGCCACTCCTCGTCGTATAAATAGTCTTGGCATGTTGATTCACAAGTAAAAACATCATTGTTATAGTTTGTGATCGTGGCGTCTAAATAGCCGTTGGCTTTTAAAACTTGTAGAAAAAATTCTTTACTTATGCCGCCGACCAAATTTATCTTAGAATCTAAACGGTTGCGTCGAGTAGTTAGCGTTTGAACCTCCGATGGGTAACAACTATCGGGTAATCCGCAAATTTGCTCATATCTATCTATGAGTTCTGTTGTCGTTTTGGGATTGATTTCTTGCATTAAATCATCTAATCGAATATGCGTTTTTGATAGTGTTAATGCTAGTGATAAAAGGATTGGCTCTGATTTATCCCACGCTGGACCGTAGGGCAATAAGTGCTCTACCATGCTTCGGTATTGTTTTTCTAAATCCACTCAATACCTCCGAAGACAGCTACCTGATTTTTTTCTACAAAAATATCTTTATCGGGGTAAACTAATTCATGAGCATACTCGCCGAATGAAGAGCTAATCACTTCGCTAATACGTGATCTAAATAGTGTTGATTGTGGTTTCCCTTCCCGTAGCAAAAATTCTTTTAACTCGGCTTCTATTTGATAACGAATTTCTGGGTTATCAGGTGTGACCATAATTTTAAAATTAATTGGCTTAGGTATCGGTGAAAAAACAATTAGCATAGAGCCGGCAACGGGTGCTAATGGCTCGATATGTTTTTTGATGTTTTGAATTGTGGTATTGTCTAAAATGGGATTAACTGGATCGCTATTTGCAACCATCACTCCAACGCTACCTGTCCCTGCCCAATGACGATAACACCAAGCTCGTGTAACGCCGTGAACTTCTTTTGCCCACTGTACATAATCTTGATCTGCGCCGCTTTGAGGTGTGTAATACCATCTATCGATAACTCGTTTCCTAAAATATTCTAAATCCTCGACATCAGCACCTGACTCAATAGAATCAGCAAAACAAGTTGATGATAGACCAGTAACAGGGGTAATCAGTGACATACTGGTACCATCATCACAATTCCCTTTTTTGCCTACCTCATCACACACTACAGGCACTCTTAAAACATTATTTGCTGATGTTGTCGTTTTGGTAACTGTATACATGCACTGATCAACTTGACGCCTGACCTTTTGGTCTTTATTCATAACAATGCCATCAGCCACTTCCTCAAATCGAATATAACCAACCGCAGGCGTAGGTTGTTTTCTATAGCAACGCTTCATATTTCCATGTCGAGTTAACCACTCTTCATCGGCCTGATCAGGTAAAATATTTTTGGCCATATTTTCAATGTAGCCCAATAACACATGCGTGGCCCCCGCTATAACTCGTCCGTATACTTCTGGGTCATTACGGCGTAATGAAATTAATTCATCATCAACAGCTAGGCGCGCATACAAATCATTGCGTATAGTTGTGATTAAATCCGGTAATGTTGGTCTTGAAAATCCACTAGACATTAATATCACTCCATAAGTTGTCAAACCTAAATTCTTCATTGCTGCCATCTGTTTTATAAATATTGATAGTAGCAACTAAAACAGTTAAATCGGTTCGCTTTACTGAAACATCTATTCGAGAAGCTATCCCGTCATCAATCATCCATTGCACAGCCTCTTTTATATAAATTTTTGCAAAGTTCGCTGTTTGATTGGTTAATTTTGAGCGAGCCAATAAATAAAGGCGTGACCCAATTTTGTCATTTGCTATACTAGGGTACGAATCACCCCACCAACCATATGGATGATCTGAATCGTCACTGGTGTTTTTTCGTCGCCATGTGAATAGCGAAATTATTAAAGATCGATACAGTGGTTTTGTATGTGATGACATTGACATCAATTTGTCATTAACGTTTATAAACATGTTACTAACTCACAGAATAAGGAATAAAGAATGAAAAGATTGTTTTTGTTAGTTTTAGTTTTATTAACAGCCTCAGCGAGCGCAGAACAAAAAGCTCTGTCATTAACCGCTAAACAGTTTGATAAAGGGGTAAAAAAATACTTCAGCACAATTCCACAATGTGCAGAAATGAAAGTAGATGAGTTGCGTTTAATAAATGATGGCGCAAACGGTTATCAAGAATTTAATCTAGGTAACGTTACTTTTACTGTCATATTAAAAATTAACGAAAAAGATAAATTGACCAACATACAAATAACATCTACTGGCAATGCTAAAAATGAGCAAGCACGACAAGGTATGTTGTGTTCAACATATTCTGTAATGAGGATGTTACAGCCTAAACTGGCATCCAAAGACGATGCTTTAAAACAAGCGGGACATCTGTGGGTATTAGCAAAAGATGCGCCTTTTGAAATGACGTATTATTTTGACAGAATAAAGGCGCAATTTGTCCCCTTTGAATTAAACGTCTATACAAACTAACCCATTTTTTGATTTGGATTGCGTGTTACCGTGTTTGTTTCGTTATGTGTATGACCATTATAAACGGTTCTGATATCTGAAATAGTGCTGGTTTTATCTTCTATTTCTCCAGAAGATTTTAATGATGGTGTATTAAATTGTGTTCCTGATGATGCGTTAACTGTTAAGTTTTTTGTATTTAACACTATTGCATCATCAGCACTCACAATAAATTTTTTTGTTTTTACATTGATTTCATTATTGCGATTAAAAATAATGTAATCACCTTCGTCTGTGTAAATAGCAACTTCACCTTTTTTAAGCGACTTAATACGATAGCGACGATCGCCAGCAGCAAGAATCACACCATGCGACTTATCTCCGTCTAAAAATAACGCTACCGCTTCTGCTCCGTCAAGCGGACGTGACGTAAAACCGTACGGCTCGATATGCTCGACATCACTTTTTTGTTCACCGCCCGACATTTTGATTTGCAACGTCTGGCATTTGCTTGCGCTATTACTGAATGTGATATAGCCACGAGATACAAGGTTCATTATTTTATTTAAAACTTTACGCATTAAAATACCTCGCCATCGGCTTTCTTACCTTTTTTCTTCTTGGTTTTCTTCTTATCAGGCAAATAGGCTTCAACGGGACCTACTTTTAATTCACATAACGTTCCGCGACTGCTTAAGCTGTATTTAACTTCGGCAATAACCAGCTTTTCATTATCGTAACCCAGTAGCGGATCATCAACGACAACCATTTGATTCGGTTTCCATAACGTTCCATCACCTTGCCGCCAACCTTGAACCGTGTATGTAACTTCTCTGGTTTTGCTTGCTCTCAGCACTTTTTCCATTTCACAGCGTTCTTGGCAAGTACCGTTATTCGAATCGCCAGACTGTTTAATGATTAGAGGGCGGTATCTTAAGATCCCTTCATCTTTAGATGTGGATCTAACTGATGCTAGTGTTGCTTCACCAAAGTTTTCATCATCACCGACGCCTTGCCCTGAGACAAAATAATCGGAATACCGTTCTTTGATACTCTTTTCAGTATCCGCAGACAAAATATTAGCCCCTAAAACCAAAGCTGTGTTTGCCTCATCTGAACCAATATCACCAATTATTACTTGCCCTTGCTCATCATCAAACACAACAATTTGTTGCATGCCCATTATTTTACTAATGACATCAAAAACGGTATCCCCTTGATCCGCTTGAATACTAACGGAACCTGCATCACTGCCTTGATTAATAACATTCAGTTTGAATGGTTTAACCAAATCTTGAATAACTTGAATAGTTGAACTACCGCTATATTGTTTCGGTACCGCACTACAATCAACACAATCTGCCGTTTTACTTCGGCCGACAATGCCCATTGATAGCGACCCTGCATCGTACCGAATCGGCAACGCTTCAATGTAACCCGTTAAAACCACATCATCATCGATATACACTTCAACTAAATCACCATTTTTAACATCAATTTTCGTCTCTGAATCCTCGCCTGATGATGGCCATTGTCGAGTAATGGTGACATTAAAATCGCGGGCTAGCCGTTCAATACCGGCCGAAATACTCACATCAGTCCAACCCCCGAAGTACTTACGGTTAACTTTCAAAAAAACTTTATTTTGATTCATGGTTTTGGTACTCGCAGCTCTTTAACAGGAATAAAACCAGGATGAAGAATATTGTTGCGAATTGATATATCCTCACAACGTGTAGCATTGTTATAGAGATAGTGAGCTAAAACCAAATCAGGCAACACTTCATTAGGGATATAGACAATTGTTTTTTCTATTTTGATTAAGCGTGCATTGATATCTTGGTTAACCGCAGCCTTTAATTTTACTAGTGCAATGTATAAACCATCATGCTCGGTTCGTGACAATTCTTTATCAAAGGATTCATTAATGGATTCTTTGATATCCAGTAAATCATCAAATGAAATTGTGTTACTTTTTTCAACTGTTGATGATGTTGATACGGGAGTGTTTGTTATGTTATTAGTTGAATGACCAGTTGGTAACGTATGATCTTGGTCAAAAGAATGCTCTTTTTTACCTTTTGTTGATTCTAATGCCACAGGAGCAAAAGCTTGTTTTCTTTTATCTTCAACCTGTTTCGGTAGTGATGCGATTATTCGTGATGCTTCTGTTAGTGCGGTTACTCGAATAGCAGTATTAATTAAGTTTTGATTTTTCTTTCTTTTTTTAGTTGATTTGCTATCGGTTGACCAAATAGCACCGGGTAAAATGCTTTTTATGAATGATATACCGTTAAACACCTTTACTCTTGCTATCAACCCATTTATAGAATTGGAAAATTTTGTTGCACTCTTCCAAACATTTTTGATTGAATTAATAATGGATGAACCACCCGCACCAAGGATTGGAGATAAATCACCATTTAGGATTTTAACCGCATCATTAACATATGGAGTTATCGCATTATAAGCATCAGCGATGTCATTTAAAATTGACATGGTGTCATCAAGAATGCTGTGCTGTACAAAATCGGGCGCATCAATTAAGTCAAAATCTTCAAACGCATCCAATAGTGCTTGATCTACATTATCTGCATTTTCATCAACTACATCATCAGTAGCTACAGAAGAATCGGGAAATATTAACTCGCCAGCTTCGACAAATGAAAATGAAATAATACTCATTCTACCATTTTCAACTGAGTTGCTGACTGTTGCAGTACCCACAATATTGACATTAAGTTCACCAAGAATAGGGTGTATTAATGTTCCTGCTCCCTCTTCTTCAATTGCCTCTACCAGTTTTTCAGCTTGTTCTTTGTGATCATCACCAACCACAAAGGCGTCAATTTTATTTTTACGTGCTGAACGTCCCAGATCTTCGGTATAGGGTACATCTCTAAACGGGTATTCATGCGTCTGATTCCGCCGTCCAAACTCTGATGATGTACCGCTAACTTGAAAAGGAACACCGCGAAAACTAGCCGGCAATAAATTATTTAACCAGTTTAAGTTCATAAAGCTCATAAAACTCATTAATTTCTCCCAAAGTTAGCGTAGGGATTCCAGCCAACGTCAGTTTTAGTATTAAAACCTGATGCCTGTTTTGTCTCTTTTACTACTGTGCCATTCGGTGCATTCTCAAACTTAACAACAAGCTCGCCTTTACTGTTGCGATTTACATTATTATTTGAAAAGTTGTTTAGTGGCATTTGTGGTGCTTGATAATGAGGATAGGTAACCATTGGTTTCGCCATTTCTTTCGGTAAATTTGCCGTATCAATTTTAACTTTTACTTCCTTTTCATCATCACCGAAAATATAGTCCCACGCATCTAGTAGCGGTTGGATGCCTGACTTAACGTTATCCCACAATTCTTTAAAGAACTTCTGCACACTTTCCCATACCTTTGGTATAACTTCACCCGCATTTTTAAAGGGCTCAATGAATATATCAAAAATAGGCATGACATAAGGCTGGATAAACTCCCAGATACCACTAAAGAATTTACTAACAGCACCCCAAGCATTAACAATAAAAGAAGCTCCAACTTTGAACCCTTCAATAAAGAAATTGATTATTGGCATAACGTAAGGCTTAATAACACCCCACAACCACTGAAAGAACTTAACTATATCATCCCAATATGTGATGATTAATGTAGCTGCTATAGCAATACCTGTCATGATAAGCCCTATTGGATTCATGGCCATCACAGCGTTCAAAGCTATTGACGCTATACGCACAACTTTAAACGCATTTGATAATGCTATTTGTGCAAATGTAAACAGTTTTGTTGCAACAGTAACGCCTTTCAATACCCCGTTGAAAAATGTGATCCCTGTTGATAACGCGCCAACAATAATATTCACCCCCGCACACGCAACACGAAGACCAATTAACCCTGCAACCGCAATTGCAACCATCTTCACTAGTTCAGGGTTTTCTTGGATGAAATGGCCGAATGAAACAACTAGCGGCTGCATTTGATTTAATAACTCAGTAAATGCAGGTAACAGCGCATCACCAATTGATAAACTAATATTGGTTAGCGCATTGTTAAAAAGCTGCAGTTTATTTGCGGTTGTATTTGAACGGGAGTCATATTCCTTCTGCATTGATCCAGCATACAGCGATTGATCACCGACACGTTTAAAGTTTTCCTTTAATAACTCCATATTGTTGAGTAATGGCGATATTGCGGCAACACTTTCTTTTCCAAATAAAACCGTTAATGCAGCAGTACGCCTGTCCTCCGACACGTTACCTAGCGATTCAAGTACCGACATAATCGTCCCTTCGGCGTCTTTCTGCATCCCTTTCGCTATTTGAGTTGATGTGAAGCCTAATTGTTGCAAGGCCTTTTGTTGTTTCGCTGTCGCTGCTTTTCCTGATGTTAGCGTCAGCATAAAGTTTTTAATACCTGTAGCCGCTTGATCGGTATTGGTACCCGTTGCAATAATTGTTGAACTTAATGCCGCTAATTTATCTGCACTAACCCCTGATGTTGCTGCAAGTGTACCGATCCGTGATACAACGCTTGATATATCTTTTGCTTTTGCATTTTGTGTGTTACTCAATAAATTGATCTTATCGGATAGCCCAACAACTTCACTTTGAGTGAGTTTTAAAGCTGTGCGCCAAGTAGCCATTGTACTGCCTGCTTCTTCGGCTGATGTGTCAAAAGCAATACCCATTTTTACGGCATCTTCGGCAAACTGCTTTAAATCCTCTTTGGGTATACCTGCTTGCCCACCTGCGGCAACAATGGCTCCAATATCTTTCGCAGCCATCGGTAATGATAATGACATTTCACGAATATCTTGGCCCATTTGTTTAAATTGTTCAGGCGTATCAAAGTCAACGACTTTCCTAATGTCAGCCATTACTTCTTCATACGCCATCGCATCTTTCACCCCTTTAACAAACGGCGCAGAAATAGCCAAACCTGTTACAGCATCTTTTAAACCAAGTTTGCCAAAGCCTGATTTGTTCATTTTTTTTTGGAACTTTTCAAGTTTGCCTTTCATGGTATTTAATTGAGGTGACAGTTTATCAACACATGTCACCACTGCTTTTAAGTTAAAGCCTGCCATTTATGATTCCTTGCTATTTTCTATGCGATTTGCTTGTTCACATAATTCAAAAACTTCGGATAGTGAACGTTCTTCTATGATATAAAAGGGGGAAAGTTGCCAATACTTGGCGAGGTCAAAACAAAGGTTTACAAGATATTCGATTGTAATTATTCCGCTGTCGGTTGCTCCTCCGCTGTATTCTCCACCTTCTCCTTTGGGCCGAAGAACATCATAATTTCACCCGTAATCATTAAAAAATCATAGGGTGTAAGTTGCTCAACGGAGCTTGGCGTAACGTTACCTAGCGCAACAATGTAATCGGCCACTTTTTTAGGGTCACCAATCATTTGGCTATCAAATGGAAAGCCTAATTTTTTGATATCTTTAACGGTAGGCTCTTTTAATTCAAGTACATGTAACTCATTGCCGTGTGCCATAATCGGCTGTGATAATTTAATTTCTTTCATTATTGATAAAATCCTTCTTCACCGTGAAATTCGATTTCTGCTGTACCTTCTTCGGCATTGTGATTGACTTCACCTTCAGCCCAGGCATTAGACAAAACGTAAACTTTACCGTTGGCCAATTCTGCGGTAACGGTCATTGAATCACTAGACATTAACTTATCGATTGGAAAATCACTCGGTACTTTAAATGTCCCTTTAATGTACGGAGCTCGGAACGTTTCTTTGTAGTGAACGCTATTATCTAACCCCAAAATACTTTCTTTAACGTTAGTATTCATTGGGACTTCAATACCGCCCGTTAACGATAACTGGATAGAATCAACTTTAATGTAAGTTGTTCCTGCAATACGTCGTTGTGTCATTAGTTTTTCTCCTCTGGATATTGCAATCTAAACTGTGCTAACACAGCAAAAACGCGTAGTTGATTAACGAGATCGGGTGGGAATAGCACATCCAATCGATTTGGGTCGTTAACATTTCGTTCAACAATTAAGTTCTTCTTGAACACATCAAAATTTTCAACTAAGCCTAGTAATTCTAATTGACGATATGTTGCATTAATTTCCGCCTTAGCTACTGCGGGTGTGATAATTGCTTGTCCAGCACCAAATCGTGTACCGTCGTTAGCCAGTTTATGACGTGGGTATTTCGATGTGATCACGCTACGTAATTTACGTAATACATATGCAAGTGTATGAAGTGTTTCACTATCAAGATAGCTATTATCCGCAATGCCGTAACTGTTACGTTGATATGTGGTGATATCTCGCTGAATTAATAAATTACCACTAGAAACATATGCTGTCGCAATGCCGTGACTTAATAATGATTGTTGTTCTGTAAGCGTGAATTGGTGACTATCGGATGCTGGCAATGCACCATTTAATAATCCAGTTTGCGTTGGGCGAGCAGGATCGTTACGAATAAATACAGCATTACGAGCAGTTCGCATCGCAACTAATTCATCAATACCCGTTTGGATGGTTTTCTCATAACCGGCAACAGTAATATGTTGGTAATTTAATTTATCACCAAATTCGACAAGCTCAGATAAATCACCTTTTTTAGCGGTATAAGCGTGTCCATATAATTGGCGCGCATAGCTCCATCTACCCGTAGTATCATCCATTTCATGATTAAATGTTGCCAAAGATGATAAGTCATTAAATGGGAATGCGATAAAATCAAGGAGTTTGTCACCCATGGCAGCAATAACCGGCGTTAAATCTGGAGTGCCAGTTCCACCATGCATTTGAGTGATAACAATATTTAAACCGTCTGGGGTTTCTTCTCCACCGATTGTGCCATAGTAGTTAAAGCACAAAGGAATGTCATTGCCACTCAACCCTTTGTTTTTAGCTGTTAGCGTTATTGTGCTATTCGTCACGGTTGCGGTAACAGGTAAATCAAGATGAGTATTAATCGCATTATATAATCCGTTTGCTATGCTTTCTGCAGTATCAGAGACGGTTACTCGTGATTGAATTTTACTGTTGCCGATATAGAAACTTAATGTGCCTGTTTCTTCTGCTATACCTGATATTTGGATAGTACCCGACGCATTCGAGCCTGCTGTGGGTTCATCTACAGCGATGACAAAAAGTTCACCAAAATTATCAATATTGCGATAGGCTTCAACCATTCTAGATAATTGACTGCCTCGTCCTGCGAGTTTTTTAGCGTGATCTGCTGTTGGCATAATAGTAAGTTTATTACGCTCAATTAGACTTTCAGCCAATGGATACGCAATGATTAATGAAGCACCACTATCTTGAATTGTATTAGCCGCTGATGAATCCACTTCAGCATAGAATAGCGGCACTTTTATATTGCTAGGAATGTTATTAAAACTAATTGTCATTTTTAGCTACCCTTTTTTCTTGTTTTACTTTGATGTTTGTAACTTCTTCAACATCATTATTTGTTAGTCGTCTAGCCCAGTATTGGTTAAACTCAACATTACGACCGTCTGCTGGTAAATAATCCCCGCTATTGGGGTCATATACCTGCTTGCCACTCACTGGTCTAATTATCATTATTGCCCTCATAGATATTATTGTGTTCAAAATTAACGGTTACCTTTGAATCCTGTTCATTAACAGTCCCTGCTAAAGTATCAAAGTCGCCGATGTTTAGCGGGTTATACTGCGGAGGTTCAGTAATATCAGGTTTGTTTGGATCGGGTTGCCAATCAGGATCAGGAATTGGGTTATCAATAGCATTTAAATCAAAATATTGTCGAGTATCCTCAAACCCAACTTCCCGCACTGCGCTAAAATTAAATTGATAAAAAATTCTCCCTCGATCTAAATCAAGTAAATCACCACCATCATATTGAATAGGATAATGCGCAGGTGAAGGTTCATAACCCAGCAATGCTCGCCACAGTTCAACTTTGATATTTTCAACAATGTCGTATGCTTCGTGTTGCCCTCGCTCATCAAGCGGCTTTAATACAACAATAACCCCAAACCCCTCAGTCACATTTTGCCAATAGTCAGTTTGTGACTTGTTATCTTCTGCTCTATCATCAAGCGGAACCACATAAGCGGCAGGTAATTTTAAAAATGCTGTATCTTTAATAGCTGAAAATTCAGCAGCGCCCCCAACACGACCTTCAAAGCTAGGGCTAAAATGGCGCAATGTGTGGACGATATGTGATAATTTCATTGTTTAACCTGCTTCATTGAGTTGACTAGCTCTTTAGCTAGCGTGTATTTACTCCATGATGATTCTTTATTTAACGCATCAATCATAAAGTTTTTACGTGGTGCAATGCGCCAAGGCGTTCCACCTGATGCTCCTTTTTTATGGCTTTTCCCGCGTTTGGCATTACGCCTAACGCCATAAAATAAAAATGCTGGATAATACGGACCCATTAGCTTTTCCATATTGTTTCCGCCTTTAACATTCGGCATCACAATAACCATGAGTCCTGGTCGCCGTGATGTAGGACGAGGCACTTTATAACCGATAGAACGACTCAACTTACCACTTCGATATCCCGGATATTCACCACTTTTGGAAACCTGTTTTTTACTGACTAATGAGCGTGATGTTGCTTGAATTTTTCTACCGATTTTGACGAAGGTTTTACGCAATTTTTTTCGGTCAAGTTCAGCCACTTCGGTTAATTTAAAATCAACATGAACGTTGTAATCATTCATTTAGTGCAAACTCCTCACATTCAAGTAAAAGATATTTTTTTAACTGATCTAACCAACGACATCGTTTAATTCGATAAACTGAACCGTTCCAAACAATTTCATAATCAACAGATATTGGCATCCCGTCGTTGGCAATTATTTCGAAATAATGAGTGATTACATTCTCGGTCTGAATTGAATTAAAATAGGTTGCAAAGTTCGGTTGTGTGACTTTAGCCCATTTGTAAAAACCTTTTGAGTATTCAGGATCTACATCACTAAAACCAACGGGGATATCAAACCTTCGGCGAATCAATATTTTTTGATTTCGTTTGCCTGCCGCTCTAATCATATTGGTATATACCTGTAAGAGTTTAATAAGGCATTGAAGCCAAGAGGAATAGAATATAACTGTTCGTTAGCAACATCTTCACGTTGTTGATACCAATACCCCACAGCCAACAAAATTGCAATTTTTACATCTGGTTCAACTAACATGGCTGATGGACATGCGTCAGCCGGTATTTCATCCTCATAAAATATACGGTTGGTGTAATTCTGTGCTCTACTAATTGCGGCCTTTAAATATATATTTAATAAATTGTCTTCATCATCATTATCAATTCGACATTGGTTTTTGATTTCATCTAGCGTTGGAAATTTATAAGTTATGGTAGACATAAAAACCTCTAAGCCCTTTATTTAATAAAGGGCCTTGTCATTTCAGTTAAGATTTTGCTGAACGTGATTGAACTGCTGGCATAGTTAACACTTTAATAGCATTGCTATCATTCAACATAGAGCCAACACGTTTGGTTGTATAGAATCCAACAAATGGCTTCTTAGTGTATGGGTCTCGTAACATACGAATACCAATGCGATCAAAGATATAAAAGCCGCGTTTGAAGTTACCAAACGCAATTGGTGCTTTACCTGAGCTGTCGCCGATATCAGGCATTTGCTCATTTTCAGCAACAGCAAAACCCGATAATAGTGATGGTTGGCCAACTTGTAAGCCCGGTTGCCAGATGTAATTACCGTTAGAGTCTTTTAGTAAACGAACCGCTAACAATGATTGATTGTTCATCATAAATTTAGCACCTGCACGATAGACCTTACGCAGTGTGTAAGTTAACTTCACAATATCATCAGTTGTTAAATTCGCCGCACCAGCTACAACGTTTTGTAATTTACCCCAGTCACGATCTTTATCTGCTTGCGCTGTAGTTTCGTAAGCTAAAAAGCCTTTCGGTTTTTTATTTCCGTCACCGAGTGTAAATGCCTCTTCTTCTTTTTCTGCAAACTCTTGAGAAAGCTCATTCACAATAAAAGATTCAACATTAAAAAAGGCATCATCAAGCATGGTTTGCGTGGCGTATGGGTTACCGTAGATTTCACCCCAGACAGGAGAAATAACACCGAGTTTTGGTGTTCCTGTTTCTGTTCGCTCATCGGTTTCACCAACCCAACCACTAGCAATGCTGCCTTTGTTTGTTAGTTTTTTCCAATCAGGTGTGCCAACCGTCATTACCGTACATTCTTGACGCATCACAACTTCATCACGCAATGCGGCTAAAATATCAGTATTTAGTTCTTCTGGTACTGCAAAACCACCGTCAGCATCAACGCCAGTTTGCATTGCTTTTCGTTCCAGTTCGGCTAATCCTTGTTCGTCACCTTTGCGGATGAACATGGCAAACGCTTCTTTATGTGCTGTTGCTTGTTTGTTGCCACCTATGGGACGTTTGACCTCTTTTAGTTCGTTTTCTAGCGCAGTTTTTATATTATCTAATTCTGATAATTTTGCGTTCTGAGATTCTACTTTCCCCGCCAATGCTGCTTTTTCTTGTTCAATTGCATCTAGTCGTTTGTCATTAGTTGCTTTGAATTGTTCAAATTGATTTTTAATTTCTTGCGCGACAAGTTCAACATCTTTTTGATCTACTGCCATAATATATAATCTCCTAATTAAAAATGGATTTTAAAATGTTTAATGCGTTTTCTTCGCTATTACTAACGTCTCGCTGTTTTAGTGAAGAGTATCCCTCAGACATGAACGCCTTTGCCTGAGTTCTGGAGAGTCCAACGTCACGCAGTACTCTTTCTATTTCTTTCGGCGGCGGTATATCACCACTTTCGAAAATACTTTTTACGTTATCAATCATTGCTTCATCATTGGCAGGGAACGTGACAACGGAAACCTCCCAAAGGTCAATATCCTTTAAAATGAATGCAGATTTTTCCTTGTCATAATCATAATCGTTTAATATATAGCCAATTGACAATCCCGATAATGATTTTGCTTTCATATGAGCATGTGCTCGTTTTGCGAGTGGATCATCATCAATTAATAACTGCCCCTCAAGGTATAATCCGTTATCGTCCTCAACCATTTTTGTGTAATAGCCGATAGGTTCGTCCATCTTGTGCTGCCAAAGGAGTGCGGGTAAACGTCCTTTTTCTTTCCACTTATTAAGCGAATTTGCAAAAGCACCTTTAATCACAATATCGGAATAACTATCTTTTACGCCGAACACCGAGCCGTAGCCCGTAAACGCACCTGTATCACTGATTGACTTAATTTCAAAGGGTATATCAAGTCTCTTTTTGTTTAGCATTTTTGTTATTATCCTGTGGTTTAGTAGTCATATTCATTGGGGTTAGATAGATGTCTCCACCCTCTCTAGGGTTACGCTCTTCCAAATCTCGGCACTCATTCGGTGACAAAATGCCCCAGTTAATACCTGTGGCGTACGATTCATAACGTGATTTCATATCGCCACGCAATAAAGCTCCTACATTGAATTTGGCATAAAACTGCCCTCGCTTTTCTTTGTTAACCAGACCAACATTTATGCGCTGTTCAATACGTGTTAGATATGGCACTAATGAGTAGTTAACAAAACCCATGCCGAGATTTTCAATATTATTGAATGTCGCCCTGTCTGTGTTTTGCACCATGTGCATCGGCACTCGGAATATTCTGCATATTTCCTCTAATTGAAATTTACGTGTTTCTAGAAATTGGGCATCCTCGGCAGACATACTGATGTTGTTCCACTTTAAACCCATTTCTAGAATCATTGGCTTATGTGCATTTGATAAACCTTGATGGCGCTCTTGAAAATTGTCTTTTAATCGTTTGTACGCTTCATCAGTTAACACTTGGTCAGTTTGTAATACACCGCTTGATACCGCACCATTACTGAACAGTCTGGAGCCGTGTTCTTCCGTTGCTAAACCTAACCCTATAGCGTGCCGTGCATAACTAATAGGGCTTAGTCCAACTAAAGAATCCATTGAGAATGTGCGTACATGCCAAATTTCCTCTTGGGATAAAACATCACAAGAGCCGTCGGGGAATGTGACTTGATAAACAGGCTCCCATTTCTCATTAAGCTTGGGCTGTACGCTACCAGGTAAAAGCGGGAGTAGCTCAACGACCTCACCGAATACTTTAACTTTGTAAGCGTAAAAGTTACCCCGCAAACAAAGGCAACCGATTAGATACTCCCAAAACTCCTGCGGTGTCATATAGTTATTTGGTGCAACGTACAAAAGCGAGTACAGTTTTTCTTTAGGTGCTTTCTTTCGCCCGTTATCGGTCGCTTGATATAAAAAACAAGGTAACATTCCAACCGATTCCGTTAGCACTCTCACGCAACCGAATACCGCCGTTAACTGCATAGCTAGGGCCGGGCTAACTCTGCGACCCGCGTAAGTATCTAGTGAAAGACCGATGTAATTGGGTACCTCTTGAGAGGTGGTAACGCCCTGCGATTTACGTTTAAATAAATTAAAAATATTCATTATAAGGACCGTATTCCTACGTTTAGGATGTGATCTGATAAATTGTTTTCCAACTCATCTTCTTTATTTGTTACACCAAAAGCCATAGCTAACGCTTGCATTCCGTCTATCCGTCCTGTTGCTTTGTGCTTATCGAACTTCCTATTGTCCGCTTCATCCCTTGTAACAACAGCATTAGCAGCACACATAGTTAATATTGGATGGTTACCGTGTCGGATAGTTCCATTTAAAAGCTCATCTTCTAAAATCGACAAGGCAGGCGTCATATCTTTAAAACCTTGCCCGAACTTAACTAACGGTGGGTTGGCATTAATTCGCTCAAATTCCTTGATTAAAAAGTCAATGTGATATCGGTCAAAGGCGATAGCTGAAATGTTATATTCTTGGATGATTTCATCTAGTTCTTTAACTAGATACTCATAATCAATAGATGCCCGTGGCGTTGTTCTTAAGTAACCTTGTTTAGCCCACACATCGTATGGCACTCTGTCCCGTTTTGAACGATCATGTATGCCAACTTCTGTTGCCCAAAAATACGGGTGAACGTTCCAGTGCCCATCACTTGTTTTTGATATAACAACGAATGCGGTTAAGTCATTCTTTTGTGATAAATCAAGCCCCGCAAAACTAATGATATCTTCTGACGTCGGCTTGGCTGAGCAAGATTCCCAAACATTGCGAGATACAAAAGGACTAACGACGGATACCCTTTGATTTAAGTTTAAATTTCTGAACTTGTTTTCTTCGCTCGGCATTCGATTAGCGGCATTAGCAAGCCGCTTCAAATCATCATAGGAACGAAACAGACCAAGGGCTGGGTTTGCTGCTTTCCAAGCTTCTTCATCCAATACATCAGCATTTTTTTCAGCAGAATACACATGGGAAACAATATGCGGATCGTTAGAATTTTTTGCATCATCAAGCCACACACTAAATAAATCCGCATCATTAGCCGCTTGTGTGCTAATCGCAATGAGTAATGGTGCTTTATGTGCCCCTTGTGATGTTGTAATTGCGTCAACAAAATCGCTTCTTGGTCCAACTATTTGCCCTACCTCATCCAAGATAGCAAGAATTGGCGATAGTCCATGTGCCGTTTTTCCTTCAGCGGCTAACGCTTTATATTCAACGTTACAAATTAAACCATAAAGTCTTTTCCCACTTGGTACAACCCTTACAATTCTTTGTAGTTCAGGGTTTAAATTCACGATTTTAACAGCTAAATCAAAGACTATTGCAGCTTGTTCTCGGCTCATTGCTCCGCTTACGATTTGCGAATTCTGTACGGCTTCTGGTCCAACTAAGTGCGCCAATAATAGCCCAGCAATTAAACCTGTCTTGCCGTTCTTCCTCGCAATACTGAGGTATGCCGAGTTAGTGCCATGCGGATTATCATAAATATCTAAAATGAACCTTTTCTGGAAATCAGCCAATTGCATCGGCTCACCAAGGTGTTCGCCGTCGGGGACTCGGCAATATCGCTCAATAAAAGCAATTACTTTTTCACCTCTCGTCATAGTCCACCTTAATGTATGGGAGTGGCAAGCAAGCCATCATCATGTTTACCCAAATATCTTCTAGCTTCTTGCTCGTTTTTATTATGATTAACTTGATCTCGTGATTCGCCGTTTGTTGCGTGAGAGTGTATTTGCAGATTTCTTTTTTGTGCGGCAACTAACCGACCCAAATCAGTAATCTGCTTATCAATTCGTTTTATCTCGTTAGAGTTTCGTTCTTCGCCAGTTTTTTTATTCTCTTTAGCCAGCTCTTTCCTTAATTCGAGAATTCTTAACTGGTTATTACATAAATCAGCACATTCAATAAGGTCGGTATCCGTCCATAAATCTAACGATTTCGATTTAATGTTAGCATCCCAAAAAGGACGAGCTTTAGCCGTCAACCCTGCATGTTCTGGTGGTTCAATTGTATTTTTAGCGGCATTATCCATTGCCCTGATAACCGCCGTAGTGCTATCTGAGCGTGTTTTCTTTTTTGCGGTCATAATCAATCCTAAAAAAAACTAAAAAAATCGGGTTAGCGTTAAAATGAATGAGGGTGGGCGGTTTGGACGACCAAAAGTTGTAGAAATTTACCACCCCCTCCCCTTATTTATGATTTTTTGATAACTTGTTATAAAATAATGGTTTATTTTTTACAGTCAACCCAATGCCCACCATAGGGCATACCATTAACATCGCATCCTATTTCTGTACCTTTATTCTCAATACGTTGTTTAGTGCTTGAGTGATGAGTACTACATAATCCTTGATAGTTTGATGAATCCCAAAATAGCTTTTGGGCTTTCTTTATCTTTATTGGGTCTTTCGATATTAATGCTTGTTCTAACTTATGGGGGATAATGTGGTCTACTGCTGTAGCTGGTTCATATCTGCCTTGCTTCCTACACATAACACAAAATGGATTGCTCTGTAGATATGTTTGTCTGGCTTTACGCCATCGTTGATTGTTGTATACATTTATCATAGTAGTTGATTGGTTGCTAGATACTCTTTTAATTTACTATTAGAATCCCATAAAGACATTGATGGCTTCGTTAAATAGCGAATTAAAGTAGTAGCGCATCTAACTTTGTATTCAGTCATTCTTGCATCACTTTTGTGTGTTGATATAGCTGAATCTAGCATTGAATTACTTATTGCATGGTTTCGAGCTTTAATAGCGGCGTCTAGAATTGTTTTAAAATTTTGCATTAATATCTCCTATAACTCGCTTGGATTTGAAATATAAGTGTAAGAACGAACACTGTTGTTAATTGCCGTGTGTTTGCCGTGTGATGGCAAATTTCAGACATAAAAAAACCGCAATTAAGCGGTTTGATTGAGAATATATTCTATTATTTTTTCATGTTCTTTCTAATAAACTCTGCTGTTATAATTCCCGCTGCTACTTTTGCTAGATTGGTTGTTGAGTCAAAAATATCTTTACCGCATTTAGGACAAAGTTCATCATCATAAAAATCCCCTCCAACAGTATAATTATGACAACCAGGCCATCGACAAACATAAATAACCTCATGACAAGAAGGGCATTCGCATTTATCCCTTCTTAATATATTTTCCTCAATAACTATTGCTGAAACACGATTTCCACAATAAGGACAATTTCCCATTGCTTTCGTCTTAGTCTTATTTTCTAGTTCCATAATTTAACTCCTCACTGAATAGATTTGTTAAATTATATTTTATTTCCACAAAAAGTTAAGGGGTTTATATTTCTTATTACTAACCTCCATTATTGCTTTTTTATCCGCATTGCACTGCCTAAGCTCGTTTAATAACTCAGTGTACAAAACAGGGCACTGTCCCCACGTGATTCGTTTATCAATATGAGGCTCGTTATTTGGCTGTGTTAGTGATGCAGGGATATTGCATTGATAAACGTACTTAGTTTTTACCGTTCCGCATCCAATTAATAACGCTGTCAGGCATATACTCATTAGCACATTGATTATTTTTAAGCGCATCTTTCATTTGCTCTTGAAGTTGTTTAATTGACATAGCGTCTTGAGCTTTTTCTTGCTCTCGTTGCGCTATAATTTGATTGTTTTTAGCAATATCCTGGTTCAACTGTTCGATTTTTCCGAACAGTTCAGCGTTTGTTTTTTGAATTCGTTCATTATCTAAATGTAGATTGATAATAATATAAATCATGAAAACAAAAATAATCGCTATAGTCGTGTATGTTTTATTCATTTTAAACCGTTCAGATAAATAGTTTTGCCACCATTTTTGACCGCAGTTAATACTATGCGACGGTTATTCGCTGGGCTGAACCCGATATGTACCCACTGATTGTGTTCCTGTATCAGTTTGTCAAATTGCACACCAGCATCAATTAATCGTTGGCAAATCTCTTTTGGCGTACCAAATGATGATTTAAAATCTACCGCTAATCCCTTTGTGTGAGCGCTTGTTGCTACACCGCCAACTTTAGCATTTAGCGCAGGACAGCGATATCCAGACGTGATAATGATTGGCTTACCCAAAGCTTTTCTTACCAACTCCAGCTTAATAGCCGTTAATTGCACGTTAGGCATTAAATCAGCAGGCACAGAGTTATTGATTTTTAATCTACTAGCTGTCGTCGAGCGAGTAAATTCTTCTAGTGTGAAATGTTCAGTTAGCTTGGTCATCGTTGTTATCAACCCTTTTTCTTAACATTGAATTTGATATTTGACGTAATTTATCAACCCCTAAAAATCCAATCGCACCACCAATAAAAGGATTCATACTAACTGGTAAGCCAAAATAGTCTAGTCCACTGCTAGCAGCTAATGATAACGCACCACACAATAACGCTTCTACCCATTTACGACGTCCGCCCACACCATCATACGTTAAACGACCGTAGGCTATGATGATGGATAAAACGACGCCATAAATTAATGGCGCATTCGATTGCAACCATTCCATGATTGATGATTTATACATGTTATTATTCTTCATATGAGTTAATGATGTGACAGCGTACTAGCTATTGGTAGTTATGTGTGTGTCTAGCTTTGCTGTCGATTCTGTGGAAATAAATAGACCTAAACGGCAGAAGTTTAGGCGCAGTTACGACTCGACGACATCAATGTCGCCGACATATGTGAAATTTGGACATAAAAAAACCGCAATTAAGCGGCTTCATTTAATAATTTTATTCAGTAATAAATCTATAAAAATTAAAATTTTTAGATAAATAGTGTTGACTTTTATTGTAAGTTAACTTACAATAATAAGCATCAAGTGAGGGACTTGATAAGGTAAACCCCCGACCTAAGACGAGGGCTTAAGGAGAAGAAAAATGAAAAAGAAAATATTCATTTTAATTCTGCTACTTTTGATTAGCTCCCCAGCATTCTAAAGTAGTTCAAAGGAGAGGGGAACCTCTCCGATGACCTTAAATATAACAATTTAATTTTAAAAAATCAAGGCGGATAACATGGCATTAACAAGAGTTGAAATTAATCAAAAAAGCGACCAAAAACGAGGAGTTAAAGTAAAAGGCTTCAAACTACACGTTGATGATATCGCATTAATTGAACAAGCAAGTAAAAACCTAGATGTATCACAAGCTAAGCTTATTGTTGATGCTGTGAAATTTTACCTTGATAATAAAAAGCCTCTTAATTGAGGCTTTCTTTATTACATTGCTCTGTAATGAATTTGTTATCATTACCCTGAATTTTTCTATCAGTTTGCTACGTCAGCATTCCCACGTTGTAGCAAGCAATAAAAAAAGCCCTGTTATCTCTAACAAGGCTTATATCCAACTATTCGCGTCGAATATAGCACATTTATATCATGCGCCACATATAATTTCAAGCATTTTTACGATTTTTCTCCCAAAAATTGATAAGCTCGATAAAATCTCGTTTTAAGGTAATCTAAGCACCAATTGACTCTATTTCTTGCTTGATAGTTAGTTAGTCTAAAATCTGTTATTTTCTCGAGATAATTAGCTATATCTGACATAGCGTGACCATAAACATAATAGCTAACCGCAATTTTGATAATAGGGCTGTTTCTGCCGAATGTTTCAATTAAAAGCTTGTCCACCTTTAAAGCTTCATCATCAGCTAATTGTTCGGCGTGGCGGTGCTTTAATGAAGCAATAATATCACTAGCTTTTTCGAATAACTCTTTACCCTTATATCCTTGGCTATATAAACTATCAATAATATCAACTAGCGCAGTATTACTAATATCGGAGGATGATATCATCATTTTAGCAATCACATTCTCATTACTTTCTTTTATCTCTTGATATGCCCACGCTCCCCAACCTGTAAGAATATTTTCAATAAATAAGCGTTGGTAAGCTGTCAGTGACATACAGGTACCAAGTTGCTTTTTATTCTTTAATTGCTCCAATGCATGGTATGCACTCTCGTTTTTTAACGCATCTTCATTCAGATTTTTGGTAAACCTTGCAACCGCTTTTATTGCTGCTTTTTCACTGGTATAACGTCCCAAATTGTAGTGCTGCCGATTACGATAAACAATAGCAACCCATTTATTATCTGATGCTGAATAATGCACGCCCTCTGATAATGTTACCTTGGGTATCTTCCTTTCAATTGCACGAACTTCTTCTAGATTATCAAAGCGATTATCTGCAATATTGCCATTTTTGTGCTGGATTTTACGTTTTGGCCATTCGCTAGTAACTAAAAACCACGCCAGTCGTTCTGCAGCGTATTTACGGCTATTTACAACAATAAATAACCGCCCTTGCTTGTCATGTATGCCTTTAACATGGATACCCTCTTTATAAGTAGACGTAAAAATACCTGTATTCTGGTCATAATGCACAGCATCTTTTAAAAACTGATGACGCTTATTTTCTCCAATGCGTCTAGCTGTTTGACCTAACTGAAGAAATGAATGAGCTGATTTACGAGTTAATTTTTGTAGAATTTGTTCAGCTGTCATTAAGTTACTCCTCTGCACAACTATCGCAATATATAAAATGACCTAATAGAGTTAAGTTTAAATGCCTAACTATCATCATCCCAAAACAAGTTATTTCCTCTGATGTAACCTCTTGTAACAGACCGTCCTCAACTAATTTTTTGGCTAGCTTTGATTCGCTTTGAAAATAAGTTCCTGTTAATCCTGCCATAAATGCTTTTTCTAATATTTTTAATTCTGCTTTAGTCACCACGTTTCACTACCTCGCACCCAAAAATAACGCAATCACAATGACAACAACTAAAAACTTAGTGACTGAATAGAATTCTTTGATATATTTTTTATGCTTTGCATTTGTTATTTTATAAGTCACGCCTACTCCCCTTTTTTCTCTTTTAAACTCGCCCATTCATAAACTTTTAGCCCCTGGATCAGCACATCATTAAAATCACCTTTTTCTGGCCATCTAATCGTTACCTTTTCAACATCGTTATGTATCGATAAAAGGTTATTTCTAGCGCATTTAAATGCGGCTGATTGTCCTGTTAAATTCCAATCAGTATCAGCAAAAATCATCAGATGCTTAACGCCAAGTGGTGCTATAAATTTTTCTAAAAATGCCGCATTGATAGTAGACCATGTATGACATCTATAAATTTGATAGCATGACAAAGCTGTTTCTATCCCCTCAGCAATTCCAAGCGTTGACGAAACGGGAAATAATCGAATTGCTACCGACTTTGCATAAGTCAAATAATTTTCATCTTGTAAACTATTTAGCTTCTTGGGTGCGGTAATGTTTGCTTTACTGTCTCCATTTAATAACGTGCGATGCAGATAACACAGGTTTCCGTTAAGATCCGTTGCTAATGCATAAATAGCACTTAATGCAGTATTTCCCTTTCCCTCGCTTGGTGAATACTTTATGTTGCATACATTAGCTGGTAGCGTAATATGACGATTATTGAGGTATTTTTCTGCCTGAGTTCCTTTTAGTGATTCAAGATTATTAAATTTCTTAATAACCCTGTTCCTAAGCTCATTTATATTGCTTTTTAACTGTTTAGGTTGATTATTATTAGTGTATGAATTGCCGATCAGCAGATCGATTTCTTTCGCTAACGTTCTAAAATCTTTTTGCTGGGTTGTTTGCAATAGCTTCCAAATATCACCATTGCCACAACTACAAATCCAAGTCCCCTTATTATCTCTGTTATCCATGCGGTAATGATTTTTCTTACCGCACATAGGGCATTCACCACGATAATGCTTACCTCCAGTGATTGGAGGCAAATTATAATGCGCTAAAACAGCAGGAATGTGATACTTGATTGCGTCCACGGTTCTCATACTTGACCGCCCAATAATACTTCATCAGTTGCTAACGATAAGTCTTGCTGTATTTTTTGTGTTGATACCCCACGGCTTTTAGCGTATGCAATTTGTTTACTTAAAATAAAATTTCTTACCTCAGGACCAATTTCTTTTAAGCAATAATTCAACTTTCTTGGCCACACGCCAAACTTGCTTCGGTAAACATGAGCGCACCATCCATCGCTTAATGATTTATTTTTGGTTTGTGCTACTTGATGCTGATAAAACAAAATTTGAGACCACCAAGATTGCTTTTCTGATTGGCTATACTCAGTACGCTTACCTTTGTTAATTTTTTGAATGTTACGGGTTTCGTCTGTTTCAACATCTTCATTAGCTAATGGCTCATAACCGCATTTAGGGCATGTATAAACACCAATAGGCTTCATAAATTTACAAGACGGGCATTCCTTTGGCTTTTTCTCGGTAGTTTGGCGTTCTTGGATTTTATTTTCCTTCATACCATCATCCTTTGACGGTAATTTGTCATACTCAATATCATCAGGAAAACCTAAACGGTGAACTGTTCCGCTGTGGTCAAAAATAACGCACTTGTCTTTTCCCTCCGCTGTCCTAAGTCCCCTACCAATACACTGAACCCATTTGATTTCTGACTTCGTTGGACGGGCATAAATAACACATCGAACATCACTATCAAAACCAGCAACAAGTACACCAACATTGACAAGGATTTTAGTAATGCCCAACTCAAACCGTTCAATAATTAATTTACGCTCATCCTGTGGAGTGCTTGCCGTCATAACCTCAGCGTTAATCCCCGATTTTTTAAACTGGATAGTGACATAATTTGCGTGCTTAACATTGACGCAAAAGCAAACTGTTGGTAAGTCATTGCCGTGTTCTAGCCAGTTTTGTACTAAATCACCCACCAAATCAGCGCCGCACATAATTTCGCCTAGTTCATCTTCGTTGTAATCATTTCCCATTGCTGTGTTATGAGATTTAACACCTTTTAAGTTGGGTTTAGTTGGTGCATAGAATTCATAAGGGCTTAACTCGCCAAGTTGTATTAACTCTTTCATACTGGTTGGCTTTATGAGTTTTTCGTAATATTGCCCTAGGAATGTTGCAAAAGGTGTTCCTGATAACCCGATAACCTTTGCTGATGTTTCTTTGATGTATGCCAGTAACTTTTTGCGTTTTAAATGAGCTTCATCAATGATAATCAGATCGACATCAGCAGGAAGTTCACGGCGAATCAAAGTATCGGCACTGGCTATCTGAATCGGTTTTCTTGGGTCATATAGTTCGTGCTTTTGCCAAATCACAGAAATAAGATTTTCATCAATCCCGTATTGAACAAAACGAGCCATTGTTTGTTCAATCAAAACGGTGTACGGAGCGATAAATAACACGCGCATATTGTTATTAATAAAACCATCAGTTATGAATGCGGCAAGCCCCGTTTTACCGCTCCCTGTTGGGCTACTAACCATGAATGTGCGGTATCCCTTCCAGTTTTGACGAAGTTCAACAAGTCCCTTTTTTTGAGCGTGATTTGGAGTGATATTAAGCATGATTACCTTCTCGCTGAAACCACATCAATGCCTAACGTTTTGTGCTGAGATAAAAAACTATTTCTCAACAAAATAAAACCTTGCTCACCATGTTCACCTAGTGACTGAATACGCTCCAGTGAACGAATACGAGGGCTTTTGTTATCAAGCTCAATCCAGCAAGACTTACCGTTCTTACTTACCTTGAGGTTGATCTTTGCATTTTCCAAGAAAGGATGCTTCGCCTCCTTCTCAACCACATAACCATTTAGGTTCAACTTAGCAATCAATGCCGACATAAAAAACCGCTTATCCGATACCGTCGTCTTGTCAAACTGCTTGGCTAGTATTGCTATAATCTCAGCTTTCATTCATGCCCCTATATATATAATAATTAAGATCTATATAAATAATTCTTTCTTTGGAATAGTAATAAAATATATATACTCAGTAGTATTATTAAACTACCAAGCACCCCCGCCCTTACCCATCAAAAGCCGCTTCTCTCTCTTGATGAGTACCTCAAAACATGTTGAGGATTTTCGTTACAGTGTAACTATTGGCGGCTCACAGACCTGACAACTCATTACACTTGAATAACGTTTTACATATTTACGAAGCCTTGTATTGGCTTCTCTACGAGCTTTATTCTCCTTTTTATGTGCTATTGGCTCTTTTTTATATTCGGCTACAAATACATCTGTATATAAAGCAGACACCCTTTTCCGAACTCGCTGCGGTAGCTTAGATAGCATTTCCGCGATCCACTTTTCATCATCCTTGCAATAAGTTTCGGGTAAGCAATAATTAATATTTGTTTCATTATTCATTGCTTATTTTCATTTCCGTAATACAGCCATTCAACAGAACAACTCAGAGCCTTGGCTATTTCTACAATATTCCTTGGTTTTTTTATATTTCCTGATTCCAAATCACTAATTGATTGTTGTTTCATACCAACTAAATTAGCTAAAAAAGATTGACTTAGATTTAGTTCAATTCTCTTTTGTTTAATTCGTTCTCCAATACTCATATATAACCCTGCTTATTTAACAGTTGTTACTGTATTACATAACAGTTTATACTGTTTGTCAATTACAGATTTATCTGTATTATTTTTTCCATAACAATGAGGACTTTAAAAAATGAATAATCTTGGTCAACGAATTAGAGCTAGACGAGAAGAATTGAACTTAACGCAGGAACAAGTAGCTTCACAAGTTGGAATAAAACAACAATCTTATCAAGCGATTGAAAGTGGGGAAGTAAAAAAACCTCGCTATTTATATGAAATATCTGTTGCTCTTAAATGTGATATGGCGTGGTTATTAAGCGGAAAAGAGAAAGAAGTAAAAAATGTAGAGCCTATAGCGCTAAAGGCTCGCCAAGTACCTTTAATTAGTTATGTTCAAGCAGGAGTTTGGACTGAATCATGCGAATTAAGGGATTCAACAGGATTTGAATACATTATGACTTCATTGGAGTTATCAGATAAAGCATTTGCATTACAAATAAAAGGCGACTCAATGGAGCCAGAATTTAAAGAAGGTGATGTTGTTATCATAGATCCAGCTGTTAGACCTATTCCTGGTGAATTTGTTGTTGCAATGAACGGCGAATCAGAAGCTACGTTCAAGAAATATCGAGAGTTAGGATATGATGAACATGAAAGAATGCAATTTGAGCTAATTCCGTTAAATCCTGACTATACAACAATGAGTACACTAACCCAGCAAATAAGAATAGTTGGTACAATGGTTGAACACAGAATATTCAGACGCAAAAGATAACTAAAATAGAGATAAAATAAAAACTTGGAGCGAAATATAATGAATGTCAGTTTTGAAAACTTACAAATAAAAAAAATAATCACTCATGAAGTATTTAAACCAGAAAATAAAACTGTAAAGCAACCAAATGTTAGTGATTGTCTTACAACTCTTCCTATTGATGGTTTAAAAAATCTTCAAAATAGAATTATCAGGGTCATGGGTAAAGAATCAAAATCGATTAAGATGGACATAGCATTAAAATCAGATGATAGCTGTTATTATTATTCTTCAGAATGTTACCATGTTGAGGATGAAAAATTTATTACAGTATCTAAAAAAATAGCAGAAAGATATAGCACAGCTCATACAAGTGCTAAATGGCCTGGAGGATTGATAGTTGTTATTTCTGCAACAATAACTGCAATAAATATCCCGTGTATTTTTATAATAAAAGCTGATGAACAATCAGGATTTAGCAAAAAAATAGAAGAAAGTTCTGTTATGCTAACTTATTTACAAAATGTTTTTTTAACACCATCATCTAAATTATATAAAATTGGAGTTTTTATTAAAGACAAAGAATATGCTTATCTTTTTGATAGTAACATAAAGTCATTAAAAACAGAGTCTGCAGCCACATATTTTTACTCTAATTTTTTAGGTCTATCTCTTCCATCTGACAGTAAACAAAATACCAGAAAATTTTATGAATTAACTACTGAATTCATAAAACAAACAAATTTACCTGACTCTAAAAAAATTGAATTACAACAAGCTTTACATATTGAACTAAAAGTTTCTCAAAACACAGTCATAGAACCTTTAAAGTTTGCTGAAGATTTTTTCCCTAAAGAATTAAACCAAGATTATATTAATTACTTAAAAAATAAAGATTTCCCTACTATTTCTATAAGTAAAGATATAACGCTTATAAAAAATAAACTTAAAATTAGAAGGTTAGACTTTTCTACAAATGTTAAGATAACAGCTCCATCAGAATCTTTTAATGATTTAATAAAAATTGGTTTAAAAGATAATGAAGGATATACTACAATAAAAGTTAAAGGCGATCTAAGTAACCAAAACTAAATGGATCAGAATGAATTTAGGAAAAAATATGAATCAGAAATGCCCATGTTTAAAGCATGGGGTGATTTTGTTTTGTCTAGAATAGTAAATAAATTACCTGAAAATTTTGTAGAGAACGCAATAAAAATTCCGTTATACAGAGAAAATCATCCAAGATTAAAAGATATCAACTCATTATTAGCAAAAGCATTTATACGTAAAAAAAGAAATTATGAAGAAATAACAGACAAGATAGGTATTCGTTTTGTGGTTCTTCTTGAAAGCCATGTTATGGCATTAAAAAATATAATAGAAAATAGTCCTGATTGGTGCTACTCAAAAGATAGGGAATTGGATGATTGGAGGAAAAATGACCCTAGGATATTTGACTATAAATCCCTACATTATATTGTTTATTCTAAAAAAAATTTTAATTATGATGGAATATCAATAAACAAAGACACTCCATGTGAAATACAAGTTAGAACTCTATTACAACATGCTTATGCTGAAATGTCCCACGATAAGATTTACAAATCTATTACAAAAGATATACCAGCAGAAGTAAAAAGGTTAATGGCAAAAAGTATGGCCCTAATGGAAACAACAGATGAATTATTATCTAAAGCAGATGAAACGATTGATATATTCATATCTGAACTTAGTGGATCTTGGGTAGATGTAACCATAAAAATAGCTAACGAATTAACCAATGATAATTATGATGCAAAAGATAACTCTAATAATATTTATCTGCTAGAAGAATTAAAAGAATTACTTGATAAATATAGTATTGATGAATATATAAAATTTCTAACAGATAAACCCTATATATTTAATAAAATTGAAGAAAACCAGATGTTAATGGTTGAGTTTAAGCAGCTATTAACACCATTAATTTACTTTTTAGTTGAAAAAGAAAGTTATAATATAAAAGATTATGACGTTTATTCTCATAATGCAATGGAACAAATATTCAGCGATCTTGGCATCTCTTATTCCTAAACCCCCCACAACTTTAAAACACCTTATTGATTAAAAAATAATCGGTTAGATTAATTACAGTTAAAAATACAGTTTTAGCTGTTTACTTAATACAGTTTTAACTGTAACATTGCTTTTATCAACTTTATTTTAGTTTAATAACCATCATATCTGAATTAATTCAAATGGTTAATAAAAAATCAATCTCAATAAGGAGCTACTAATGAAGACTGCCTATTTATTAAATCACGAGTCACGAGAAAGAATTCAAGAAACGCTAATTCAAATGAAAGCTGTGGCGATGTTAATCAATGAAACAACATCCCCAGATTCCGACAATAGAAACGACCACGTTAACACTTGTGCGTGGATGATAGCAGATCGGTTAGAAGAGACATTAGAAGCTTTAGATAACTTACCAAGACAAAAATGAGGTAAAAAATGGACGACAAGAATGTATGTACTCAATTAACCGCTGATGAGCATGAAGAAATTGATTGCCAATTATTGCAGTTGAAAGGCGTTGTCGGGTTAATTCTAACAGTAACAAAACCAGACGGAGATTATGCCAATAATCAAATTAATAGCTCGGCGTGGTTGGTTGCTGATGTTATTGAAAACATAAGAAGTAAATTAGAAAAATTATCAAAACCTGTTGGGTGGGAGTAAAAATGAGTAATTTCAGCTTAGGATGTTTTTTAGATGAGCCATTTATATCTCTTTTGGTTAGTGAAGGGAAAAAGCCATTATTTAGTGCTCTTTTCTCAGCAAAAGAAATCCCTAATGTGATAAGGCAGTTAAATAATCGATGCATAAATGCTATCGAACCTTTAACCAAGATTCATAATCGATTTTTAGAAACGGGTGATCTCAATTGCATATATGAAGTATTTCCACAAATACTTGTGGATATCAGGAAAAAGGCAAAAAGTGGATCCCCTAAGACCGCCATCAAAGGGGAAAATCAAACCAACAACTTAGGAATGAAACCATGAAAAATAGTATCAAAAACAATTTATCTTGTCCAGTAATAGCTGGAATCTCAATTACGACCGATGAGCAAGGTCGATATAATCTTAATGCTTTGCATAAAGCCAGTGGGGGCAAAGATGCTAAAAGACCTAAAGCGTGGTTAGCCACAAAGTCTACTCAAGAACTTATTGAAGAGCTAAGGCAGAATTCTGCCTTCGGTCAAGAAATAATCACTGTCACAAAAGGCGGTATTAATCAAGGTACTTTCGCCCATGAACTTTTGGCCATTTCTTATGCCGGTTGGATCAGTCCAAAATTTCAGTTGACGGTTAACCAAGTATTTTTGGATTACAAAAAAGGCGAGCTTACACCTACCCCAAAAATTGATAACTCAGGGTTACCAGAATTAAGAAAAGCGAGAGCGATAAAAGAAGTTTATAACGTTGCTGAAAAATTATGTGGCCACTTATCTAATTTGAGTTCGCCATCAAAACAAGCTATCTATGCTAAGTTAATTAATCCAATCGCAGGTTCTGTTGTCCCCTATCCTATTCTAGATGGACAAACTTATTCAGCAAAAGAAGTCGGTGCACAACTGGGAATATCAGGTCACAAGGTGGGACTAATTGCTAATAAGTACAATTTGAAGACGGCGGAAAACGGCATCTTTGTGCTAGATAAAGCTGAACATTCAGATAAGCAAGTCACCAACTTTCGTTACAACGAAAACGGGATAAAAGCCATTAAATCATATATGGAGGTATAACCCATGTATAACCCAGTTAATTATTTATTCTCAACATCTGCCTCTAAAGAAGAATTAAGAGAAGTGCTTAGTATCGCAAATGACGGTATCGGCGCTATTGCTGACACGCTTCGTTGTGCCGATTTAACTACTGTGGATGATGAAACCATGAATCAATTCGGTTCTGCATTACTGATATTAAAAGGTGTTATAGAAAATGCTTTTATAAAAATGGAGGAATCAACCAATGAATAATCTTATGTTTACTGTTCACACTTGTTTTGAAAAATTTGTTGTTAAAAATAAGCTAGATTTTTCACTGGTGCGTGACCCAAATATTAAAGCTTTAAACAACTATGTTGAAAACGATACAGCACAAATCTTTGATGTGTTTGCGCAAGGGTTCCGTTCTGCTATTGAGTATCAATTAACACAAGGTAAAAGCGACTAATGGAAAAATACAAAATAACAAACTTGATGCGTACATGTTAAATAGGAGGCATAAAGATGAGCTTAACTAAAATGATTATTAACAGCGAATTAAATGAAGTTGCGGCAAATGCGGTAAGACAGCAATTTATATTGTTCGCAAAAAAGCATAACCCAAGTGCTGATTTTTCAGTTACAAATGATTCTAATTTACTTAATAACTTTTCTAATGAAGATATACGCAATCAATTCAGCTCATTTATAGCTGGTGCACTTTTAAATCAGTCAGCTTTAGCCGCTAACGCATTCGGCATTATTGCAGACGAGGTGCATACTGCACTTGATAGCTGGGATGAAGAAAGACTTGGTATGGCTAACGAAATGCTCTTTTTTATTAATGATCTTTATATTAAGTATTTCGGTGTTGGATTTATGAAGATTGTTGAGAAGAAACCATCAGAGTTAAATAAATAAACAATATCCCCCAATGGGGGAATACCCCTTTAATGAATTAACGCCAAATTTGGCGAAAAATACAGTATAAGTAAAAGTCTGGAGAAAAATAAAATGTATGACTTAATCGAAGAAAAAGAAATCATGCAAAAGTTTGGCATCAAAAGCAGGACAACAATTTATAATTTAACAAAAAATAAAGGTTTTCCTGCTGCTGTATTGAATTATCCAAAGCGATACAATAAAAAAGCGGTAATTGACTGGTTTAATAATGGCGGAATTAATCAACGTGTTTAA